ATTTTATGACTGCAACTTGGTCACACTTGCCTTATGATTTCTTAGAAAAAGTTTCTAATAGAATTCTAAATGAAGTTAAAGGTATCAATAGATTGACTTATGACATTTCATCTAAACCACCTGCAACTATTGAGTGGGAATAAAACAAGTACATACAATATTCTATTGATTTTAAAAGATAATCAATATTAATATTTTATCTTTGGTTCTAAAATGGTTCTATATATAAAATATAATAAAAAAAGAAGGGTAGGATTTTTTCCTACCCATTTCTTCTATTACAATTTAGTAGATGATCATAAATCTTTTGATAATCTGCTTCCACCTTATCTCCTAACTTGGATATCATTGCTTTTATTTCATCTTTTTGTTTTTCAGAGCTATTTTTTATTTCTTCAAGTTGCTTATCTAATTTTTCTTGATCTATATAATATGTTTCCTTTTTTAATCTTTTGTTAATTTGCCTCATTAGATAATTATGATAGCCTAATATAACTCCACCAACTGTAATTAAAGATGTTCCAAGCATTCCTAATAACGTTAAAGTGATTTCTAATTCCATTAATCCTCCTTGTATGCAAACATCCCAAATGCTCTAACAGCTCTATACATTAACTGTCTTTTGAAAAAACCGACCCCTTGTTCTTTCATAACTGCCAAAAATACTTTATCTGCTTCCTTTCTACTTACTCCCAAATTATGACCATTTCTATATAACCAATCATGAATAACGGCTGCTTTTGTATGGTCCCCATAAGTATTAATAACATTTCTGAAAATCCTAGGTACACTAGCTAAATCACACTTAAAACCTGCAGGAATATGAATTAATTTTTCTCCTATCATATATCTATAATCTTTTTCTAAAATAAAATCTTTTCCATCATAATATTTTAAATAAAATTCATCTAGTTCTGGCATGATATACCTCCTTATTTTACATCATACTTCTTATTTTCCCATTTTTTATAAGCATCTAAGTACAATTCGTTTTTATCTCCATTGTAAGTAAGTTCATAATACATTCCGTCAGATACTACCGTTGATAACAATACTTTTGCATTTTGTAATGTTTTGCAGTACCAAACAACAAATACATCATCTATTGTTATCTTAGTATTGTCTGTCTTTTCAACTCTCTCATTAAAATAGTCGACCACTTTTTCTTTACACATATTTTGAAAATTATTAAAATTCATACTTTTTACTTCCATTATCTTTTAAACCTCCATTATCTTTTAAATTGAATATTATCAGCTGTTCCTAATTGAAAATGTACTAAATCTTTTTGTTTCCAATTTCCACCCCAAACTATCCCATACTTGTCAATTAGTCCTTTACTTTTTGCAACATCATAAATAGCTTTATAATATTTATAATCCCATCTAGCAACTATTTTTTCTCTTACTTCTCCAGTTTTCTTATCTGTGTACTTTTCTTTTTCCAAAACTGCTATATCAACAGCATAACCATATCCATCTGCTTTTACTTGGTGCTTTGATTTTAATTTATATCCATCGCACCAACTAACTTTACTTAGTTTATTTCCTTTTCCATCGTATAAAAGAGTTCTTCCTTTTTGATATTCACGATTTTGTTCTTCAGCAGTTCTAACTCCACAAGTTATTTTAAAATCGTATGGAGATTCTTTTATTAATTCTTCCATAAAAACTATTAATTTTGGATGAACTCCATTTAATTTTTCTAAACTATTTTCAGATAAAACAAACATATATACCTCCTTAAAAAATGACCTTGTAATAAGTCATATAACACATTTTAAAAGAGGTAGCTATACTAAACTACCTCTACTTTTTTAATTCCATTCTATTTTTTCTAAATCTTCAACTGTTTTAGCTTTTTCAATTTCAATAAATATTGCTGTATATTTATTTTGAGCAGTTATAACTTTTAAAATCCATTTAAGGTATACTTGATTTATATCTCCTAAGCTTATATCAGTTACAGAGTTATCTTGAAGTCTCCATTTTGTATTTAAAGATTTTAAGAACTCTTTTAAGTTTCCTGATTTCATCACATTTTTTAACTTTTCTTCTAAATCAGAAGTAACAACAATTTCTAAGTCGTGTAAAGCTTCTTTTAAAACTTCTATATCTGTTGTTTCTGAAGCTATGTCTAATGCTATTTTTACTCTTATAAAATTAATTTCATCATAGTCACGCATTTGGAAAACTTTTCCTTTATATTCAAAACTTCCGAATAATTTTTCAAGTAAGATAGCTTGAAACTTATGTTTAAAAGTTTTCTTTACTCCACTCATATCAATATCCCATTCATGAGAAACTGAATTCCAAGTATGATATGATGTGGGTTGAGGTATAGTTATAAGTTTCTTATTTTCTATATACTCACCTTGATTTAATTGAACTTCTATTCCTTCTTCAATCAACTCTTGTCTTGTCATCTCTCTTATTGTATTGGTTGAAGAATCATAAGTTGCATTTTTAAATGCTTCGTTTCTTTCAACAACTATATAATTATTTGGATCTAACTCAGGATAATCTAAAAATAAATTATTATTCATAAAGTTTTTTACTTCATCAGCAGTTAAATTTACAGTAAATTCTATTCCTGCTCTTTTTTGTTTTTGATATATATAAAACATTTTTTCTCCTTTCTTTTATAAAAACATTTAAAATATTCCTAACTTCTTTCTTTGTAAGATAAGTGAGTTTCTTATTTCTACAGGACTTGCTTTTTGTATATAATGCTTACTTGTAACTGTACTACTAACATGATTTGCATAGCTAGAAGCAAGCCCTAATCCTCCCAAATTATTTATAAGATTTATTGATGTTTTTCTAAGTGTATGAGGATATAAATCAGAAATATCCAAAATCAATCCCATTTTCTTTACTCTTTGCCTTATAGCTCCTTGACTCATTTTCCTATATTCATTTCCATATTTTGTTATAAATATCCATTCTGAATTTATCCCTTTTTCTATTCTTTTATTTATCCACTCTTGTAGTAATTCTTTGCATTTATCAAAAAAGAATACATTTACAATATATCCTTCCTTTTCTCTAACCTCTTCAAAAAAACCTTCATCTAATCTAAGTTGCTCAATTTTTAAATTCTGAATAGCACTTATTCTGCAAGCACTATCTAAAAAAAGTTCCCATAAAATTTGGTCCTGGATATCGTATTTTTTACTTTGGAATTTCATGACAAGTCTAACAGTTAATATTTGCTCGGTATTTAAAAAGTAACTTTTTCTAATTTTATCCTTCTCAGTAAACTTTAATTTATCTAATTTATCTGTGAAAGGATGAAATTTTATTTTGTTTCTTCTTACACACCAAGAATAAAAACTACTAATTGCAGTAACTTTATTCATCAAAGTTCTTTTACTGTTGCCTTTACTTCTACAATAATTACGATATTTTTCTATTATTGAAGGCATATCTTTTAAAGTATCTTTTCCTAATAAACTCCTGTTCTTATATGTACTTTCCAACCAAATTAAAAATAATTTAAAATTATTGATATAGGTCTTATAAGTTGTATTCCATGTGTCCCAGTTATTAGCTTTGCAACTTTCTAAATACTCTAGATAAATCTCACCATTTTCTTTTTTGAATTTCCTTAACATTATTTCTTCCATAATGCACCTCCTAAAATTGTTAGGTACATTATATAAAGTAAAAGTGAATAGATTGGAAAATTTATTCAAAGTTAAAACCACTAGAGATTGTAATGTAGTGCATAATGACTGCATTGTGTCTTTCGAAAGTTGGTCTGGATTTTTAATGAATAACAGACCAATTGGAGATACAAACAATTATGGATTGCTTATAACATTTAACTATGCTAGAAGGACTCAACTTTATATTTCTGGAAGTTCTATGTATACTCGTGTAAATCAAGGAGCTGAAGATTATAATAGCTGGAGCCCTTGGATAAGATGTAGTAATTAAACTTGTAGTATAGCAAAAACAGTATAGTTCTCTTTAATCTTTAATAAAAGTAACAAGAATAGCCATAAAGCTATGACTTAATCCTTTTACTTGGTCAGTTGCAGTTATTTTTAAGATATTATTATTAATTTCTATTTGCCCTGCTGTTCCGCTATTACCTGTTACAGCTCCACGAACATCATAAACTTTAAAAGGAATATTTAAGGTTGCACTTTTAAGGTACCCAAGTTCTAATCCGTTCGAAGCTACTGTAACTACAACTAACTTATTTTGCTTAAAAATTGTTGCTCTTAGTTTATTTTCTTCTTTTTCAATTATAGATAAATTTTCCAATCTCTTTCTATTTTCCCAGATTGAAAGTTCCTCAAATTTTACATCAGGGACACTGATTCTTCTATTTTGAGTTTCTTTACATATGTAAAATTTTTTGTTTGCTGAGAAATAGTAAACATTTCCTTGTATTGCCTCATTCAAAGGGAATTTTCCATCTTCTTTCCCCAGTGCAGAAACTACTCTATCATCTATTTCCTGTGCTGTTCCTTTATAGCCACCGTTTTGTGTGTAATTTTCTTCAAGGTACTCTTTATTAATCCAAGTGTTTTTTCCACTCCAATTTATTATAGTTACATCAGAGTTTGTAACTTCCATTCTAATATCTATTTCAAAAGCTATCACACTATCAGTTTTTGCTGGAATGTACTGAGCATTGTCCTCATTACAATACCAATACAAGCAACCATTAGAAGTACTGTCATTTACATAAATTCCTATCTCTTTCAGATAAAAACCTTGTGTTATATCATCATTAGTTATCTGAATTGTTAAATTAATAGCATTATTTTCTTGTTCTTTTTTTAATATTCTTACATCTTTTTTATACGAAATAAGAGATGTTTGATTCTTTGGATTTTGTCCACTTATGATAGCACCATCACCTATTTCTACTTTTAAAAATTCTACAGCTAATTCATTGGAAAGCCTAGTTGCTAAATAGTCAGCACCTTTTTTTGTAAGTCCTCTAAAAGCCATTTAAACCTCCTTTTTTAATCTATAAACTAAAGCATTATTAAATACTTTTTCTCCAACTAGATTAGTTAGTCTACTATTTTCTTTTAAAACTTTTTTAGCTTTATAAATTACCATACTCATTACATTAATTTTCTCAGATTTTGTTGGAATTACATTAACTACTCTTAATCCTAAATTAGATGGAATCATAGGTCTTAATTCTTTGTATATACTGTAATCAAAATCATTAAATTCCTTTTGCTTTTCTAATCTGATATCTAATTCATATTTATCATTAAATAAAATTGGAATAGCTTTAGTCTCAACATTTTGATAATAAGTAATTAAAAATTCTTCTAACCATCTCCAAGTATATGGAAGAGTAGCATTCCATTTTATATAAACTCTCAATTGTCTATCTTTTAAATTATCAGTTGACTTAGGATAAATATTCATCATTTTTTCAAATTTAGATATTCCTAAAACATCTGCAGAAAATATAAAACCATTATTAAAACTTCTTTTGATTTCATTCCAAAGTTTTGTTAAATCTACATTTTCAATATTAAAAATAGCTTGTATTTCTTTATATTGCTGTATAAAATCAGGTAAATTTTCATATAAATTAACATCTTTAAAGTTGGACATAATTTCCATCTCCCCACACTGGAACTTTAAAAGAGTCTAGTGTAAAGTTTTGTGCATATCCATTTATCTTAGTTTCTTGAATATCTATAATATTAGGATTCAATGCTAAAATTCTTGATTCTATTATTGATGTTCTGACAATTATCTTTTCTGATTCTTTGAATTGTTTCCTCAATTCTAAAAGATATGCTTTTAAAACTTTATCAATATCAGCTTTTATATTAGTAACAGATAAATCTTTTAAAGTTAATTTCGTAGCAATATAAATTTTTTCTTGTGCTGGAGTATCAACTGTAACTATATGCCCTATAGGAGCTAAACCTTTGCCTGTTTGGTCTTTAGTTGGGTCTAACACTTCTTGAATTTTAGAGATTAAAGATGTAGAAGCTACATTAAATTCACTATCTAAAATAGTAACTCTTACTGTTCCTCCACCTCTCCAAACAGGTGTTACTTTAACTACTCCTACCCCAGCTTGTGCCATGGTTTTTTCTTCATAGTCTTTTATATTTCCACCATAGGCCTGTAGATTAAAACTATCTAAATATCTTTGCCTTATACTTTCAGTTTCTTCTTCATCTTCACCAGGAATAAGCATTTCTGTTATTTTGGCTGAAGTCAATCCAGGAACATAATCTATTGGGACTAAATCTCCTACTGAACCATTAGGTTCTTCTCCATAAGTTTCACACTCTAACATATATTCAAATGTTCCAGTAGGTAATTTTTTTATAACGATATAATTATAGATATCTAAAGAAAATCTACTTCCAATAGGAATATCCATATTAAAAATACCTTTGTATACTCCAACACTTGCAGATTTTGGTTTTATTCCCCTTTCTGCTGCTCTCCTTATTAAAAACTCTCTACTTGCTGTATCTCCAAAAGTTTGCTGATAATATTCTGCTATTGTCAAATACATTTGAGCTTCTTCTAAAGAGTTTCCAGCTGTAGCATCAAATACTACTGACCCTTCACGAGTATCAATATCTTTACGAATCCTACTTAATTTATCATTCAATAAATTTTCATAAGTCTTATCCTCGAACATTATGCTACTTTCACCTCCTTAGCTATTTCAACATCACCATAAATTGTTTTTGCTGTAAAAGTCATTGCTAAGCTTTCTCTTTTCTTTGTATCATCAAATAAAAAAGACTCTACAGCGATAATTCTTTCATCTTGCAATAAAGCCTCTGATACTCTTGATACTAATTCAACTTTACAATAACTTTTAGATTTTCCAAACAAATCCTTTAATTCAATCCCATAGTTCCAACTATAAATTGGATATTGATATCTCTCAGTATTTAAGATTTTATAAATAGCTTGTTTCATAGCTTCTTGTCCATCTGTTTTACCTGTAATTTTGTTTCCAAAGATAGCCATTTTATATGTCTTAGTTGGAATAGCTTCTACTTCTGATTTTATTTCAACTCTATCATTTCTAACTGGTAGCATTATATCCACTCTCCTTCAACAATAGGATCATCTATTCTGTCTAAAATATAATAGAGTTGTCCTCCATCTTGTCTTATTAATACAACTTTTTCTCCTTTTTTCAGTGAATAGTGTATCATAATTTTTTTACGACCTTTATACTCATGTTCATGGTCTATTGGAATAACATTTTTTCCTGCTCCAGGATGATTATGTGATGTATCCCAATCTCCATAAATACTATCAGTACTATGTTGAACTGTAATATCCACATAATAATCCCTTACCAAATGAGATAATATTAATTGGCTATCATTTATAACTTTTTTCTGGTCTATTCTTATCTTAAGAGGGTCAACACTTTCAACTGTCCCAAATTCTAGTTTAGATAGTTTTGAATTTTCTAACATATTAGAAACTATTTTTTTAATTGCTTCTATCATTCAATATCAGCTCCTCTCAATTTTAAATCCATAAAATGTTCATCCTTATTAAAAGTATGCTTTACACTTTCAACAAGCATATAATTACTAACCTTAATGTCTCCTAAATCTAATTTTACAACTATACTTACTCCAGCTCTAACTTTTACATTACCAAAAACATTTTTAATAGATAAACTTTTAAACTTTCTATTATAAAGTTTTAAGAGTGAATCAGCTTTTACCTGTGGATTTTCTTTTTCATCTACTCTATCATAGTATTGTAAAATTCCCCATTTCTCATAGGTATGATTTTTTATTTCTGCTTCTGTGTTAGGAGATAAAAATATTTCTCTTACTCCTTTTTCTTTATTTTCTCTAGTTAATTTTATCTTATTATATGTTTTATCTATAGATGAACTATATGAAAAATTTTCTGAAATAGTTTCATCAATAAATATTCCTTCATTTAATTTTAGACTTTCAACATCTCTCAAAGTTATTTTTCCAAAATCATCATAAATAACATATAATCTTTTTGTATTCTGTAAAGTTAAATTTAGAGCAGTTAAAATAACATCAAATAAAGCAACATTATCTTCCAATCTTTCACTAATAACATATTGAGTATCTTCTATTTCTCCATAACTTAATCTAAATTTATTACATATCATTTTTAAAACATCAGATGCTTTTCTATTCTTATAATAAAATATATCCTTATTTTTTAAATATCTCAACTGATCATAAGCAGTTACTGATAAAATTTTGTCTCTATCTCTTGAAATAGTAAATACAAACCCATAAAAAACTTCTTCATTCTTATATTTTACTGTTACTAAATCTCCTTCTTCAAATTGATTTAATTCGTCAAAAATACATTTAAAAGTAAATTTTCCAGGAGTTCCTTTTCTTTCTGTATCCCAGCAAGCACCATCAAGAATGGCAGGTGCAACTGGACCTTTTTGAGTTTTTATTATCAAATCTAAATCTCTATTCAAGTCTTATCACCTGCCCAGGTTTAATATCATGTATGGAACTTAATTTGTTTAATTCTTTTAAAAAATTACATTTATTCGCATCTCCTAATTCTTTTTTTGCAATAATATAAAGAGTATCTCCTTCTTTAACTTCGTAAGTTCTTTGAGATTTTTTTGATGAACTATCTCTAGTCTTTGTAGATATAAAAGTAGCTACAGATAAAGCTGTCCCTATGGCTTGAGCTCCAATATCAATATATTTAAAAAGAGTGCTTTTGACATTCTTGTATTCTTTTAAAGTCACTGATACAACAACATCTCTACCATTCCCAGCTTCTTCTTTTATTTCATAATTTTCAAGAGATACTAACATAGTTGTATTATATCCTGAGCTTCCAATTGCTCCCTCTCTAATTACTATAAATCTAAAAGGTTTCTTTGAATTTTTTAAGAAACTTAGGATATTTAGATAATAATTGATAGGTAAAAGTACCCCTCTTGCAAAAGGGTACTTATATGCAGGCAAACACATATCAAACGTAAATTCTTTCAAACCTTCTTCTTTTAGAATATTAAAATCTCCATCATTAATAAGTGTCACAACCTTATTCTTATTATTAATTTTAGTTGTAATAGAAGAAGGAGTAATAGGGACCAATATTCCATCTAAATAAAAAATATATCCTTTATCTATCATAAAATTATTCATAACTTCCCTCCGCTGCTATTGCTATACTTTCTTCCATTCTATTAGTCATATAGTCTACAACATCATCTAAATCAAGTGCACTAGAAACATGCTGAGTTATTCCTCCAACATCAACCTTAACTTCCGCTGTTGTAAATCTATTAATAGCTTCCCTTTCTGCTAAATCTCTCAAATAACTAATTTCATCATGTGATAAATCTAACATATCTCCAGCTTTTTTTGTGTTTTTATCTATATTTTTTAATAAATCATTAGACTTAGCTACTTCAGGATTAGTAGAATTACCAAATTCTGTATTAGTGTCTATTCCAGTTTCAGCATTTTTACCAAACAAACTAAAATTAGAACCTTTTTCATAACCTTTATTGTACATGTCTTTCAAGCCTACTCTATCCATCATAACTTGAGTTGCATCCATTCTTTTTAAAGTTATTTCATTGCCACCAACTTTTTCATTTACCCAATCACCAATAGCTGTTTGAACAGTTTCTAATCTTCCAACAACATTAGTTCCACATATAGTATCTATTATTGAACCTAAAAACTTAACTTTATCTATTAAAAAGTTTATAAAATTTGCAAATAGATGAGCTACAGCACGAATAGGATGTTTAAAAACATTGGCAAAAAATTCAGCTATACTAACTCCTAAATTATAGATAGATACAAAAGTTTGTGCTAATTTATTCCAAGCAGCAGCAATTATATTATAAATCATTCCTCCCATCCAATAGAACACTCCAACAATAAGACCTGTTGCAGAATATGCTTTACCTGTAATTTTATTAAATACTGCCACAACACCATATATAGCTGCAATAACTAAAGCAACTCCAGCTATAATCCAAGTTATTGGGCATGTCAAAATCGCAATATTAAGCCCTGTTTGTGCAGCAGTCGCTTTTGCTAGTGCTACACTAACTGCTCCTAACATTGTCTGTTTTGCAAGAAGTGCTAAATTGTAAATAGTAGCAATACCTGATGCAATAGCTGTTTTTACTGCTATAAATCCCATAATTAACTTATATGTTGTTAGTAATCCTAAAACAGTAACTAATATAGGTTGAATAGGTCCCCATATCTCATAGAGGACTGTTCCAACAGCAGATATTCCTTTTATAAGCCAATTTATCATTACAAAAGCTTTATTTATAAATGAGGATACTCCATCAATAAAACCTTGAAACCTTTCACTATTAAAAATACTGCTCATTGTACTACTTATTCTCATAAAAGAATTAACAGCATTATTTTTAATTTTATTAACTACATCTCCAAAAGTTTGTGGAATTGAATTAAATTTAGTATTAATTTCATCTGACATTGCAAATACTGCATTCTTTATTACATCAGATGTAATTAAACCATCTTTACTCATATCTTTTAAATCACCTATTGACTTACCTGTATATTTACTAATAGCTTGTGCCAATAAAGGAGCATTTTCCATAATACTTCTAAATTCATCTCCTTGTAATTTTCCAGAAGCCATAGCTTGAGTTAATTGATACATTCCTGATGTTTGTTCAGATGTTGAAGCTCCTCCAACTTTAAAAGATTTAGCCATTAATTCAGAAAATTTTACAGTCTCCATATTGCTGTTAAATGCTTGTGGAGCTAATAAACCTAACTTAGAAACTACACTCGCTGTATCTAAGAAACCTGCTCTTGAATTTTGAGCAGATTGAAATATAGCTTGTTGTAATTGGTCTGTTGTTTGCTTTCCATCATTCATTAAATTTAATCTAGCCATAGTTTGTGAAATATTATCTGAAGTATCTAGTCCAACTTTTAAAGTTTGTATTCCTGCATAAAGACCTATAAAACTTTTAATTTTTCCATATAATAAATCTGCTTTATTAATACCTTGACTTAAAGCCATATTAAATTTATTTTGTTCAACTGTATTATTTTGTATTTCTCTATTAATAGTTTTTTCTATTCCAATTACTTGACTTCC